ACTAAGTGAGGAGTTTTTGAAATCTGTAGGAGTAGATGTGACAAACATGCTATATCTTCCTTTGGAAACCATTGAAGATGCTTTTGAAGCTGTGGAGAGTATCATTGAAACAGTACGCAAAAGCTCAAAGGATAGATTGGTCACAATAGCAATAGACTCTGTATCAGCAGCGACGACGAAGGTCGAGCAGGAAGCAGACTTTGAGAAGGATGGATGGGCTACAACAAAGGCTATCCTAATGTCCAAAGCGATGCGTAAGATTACTAACATCATTGCAAAACAAAGGGTGCTGCTTATCTGCACATCTCAGTTGCGTGAAAAGATGGGGGTGATGTTTGGTGACAAGTACACAACAAGCGGAGGAAAGGCTTTAGGTTTCCATGCCAGTTGTCGAATTAGACTAAAAGGAATTGGGAAATTAAAAAGTGGAGCTGGCAAGACTGAGCAGATTATTGGAGTACAAGTAGAAGCTCAGACGATTAAGAATCGTGTAGGTCCACCATTTAGAAAGGCAGTTTTTGATATATACTTCAACTCAGGAATCGATGACTACAATAGTTGGTTGATTAAGCTGAAAGATCACGAAGTAATTAAGGTGTCAGGAGCATATTACACTTTGGTTAATGAAGAAACTGGTGAAGAGGTTCGATTTATGTCTAAGCAATGGCGAGGCATGTTAGAAACTAATGACGAGTTAAAGCAGTATTGTTACAAAAAAATCTGTGACATCTATATTATGAAGTATAGAGATCAAAGTAATGTTGATCCAGATGACGTATCAGTGGATGAAGGAGAGATAGAAGATTAAGGTTATGAATAAGAGGTATCAAGCTTACTTTAATGAAGTTAAGCTTAGAGGTGAAGGGGCAGTTGACAATAGTACAAAGAACTCTCGAGTACTAATTGTTGACGGCCTCAACGCATTTATCAGAGCGTATGCTGCAAGTCCAACGACAAATGCTAATGGTGAGCACGTAGGAGGTTTATCAGGATTTTTACTAAGCATAGGTCACGCTATCAAAATAATCAATCCAACTCGAGTAGTTGTTGTGTTTGATGGTAAGAATGGGTCTGCAAAACGTAAAGCACTATACCCAGGATATAAGGCAAATAGAAAATTCAAAATAAGACTGAATCGAGCGGTTACTGTAGATAAAGAAGATAACCAATTGCAACAGTTGGTAAGGTTACTTGATTATTTGGAGATACTTCCTATAACAGTAATTACATCAGATGGAGTAGAAGCAGATGATGTTATAGCTTATATTGGTAAAGACTACCTAAAAGATAAAGAATCTCAGGTATTTATAATGTCATCAGATAAGGATTTCTTACAGCTGGTTAATGATAGGATACACATATGGAGCCCAACCAAAAAGCAACTATACTACACTGACGATGTTTATCAACAGTATGGTATTATGCCAAAAAACTTTGCTCTATTTCGAGCTTTAATTGGTGACGATAGTGATAACATTCCAGGAGTGTCTGGATTAGGAGCTAAAACCATTGTAAGTAAATTTCCTAGAATGAATGGGGTAGAGTATGTTAGTGTTGATGAGTTTGTAGAATATGCAAAAGAACTGCAGATATCAAATCCTAAATCAAAAATATACACAAGGGTAGTAGAGTCTGAGGCAGATATTAGATTGTTTCATCAAATTATGCAACTCTCTGAGAGTGGTATTCCTGGACACACAAAGCTTAGGATTATAGATAATCTACAAACAAAGGTGGAGAGGTTAGCTAAGATAAAATTTCATACAATGCTAGTAGAAGATGGAATGTCAAATGCAATTCGTAATGTAGAATTTTGGTTAAAGGAAGTAACTCAAAAATTAGATCAATTTACCTTGCAAGATTAAAAAAAAAGGAGTAAGTTAGTTATATGCAAGAACAAGATACACTTCAGTTTTATGGTACTGGGTTTCAGAATAAGGTGCTCGCTATCTTGATAAAGGATAGAACTTTCCTACAACAGATTCACGACATCATTGATCCAAAATACTTCTCATCTGAGTCAGCTCAGTGGATAGCTAATACTGTTTTGAAGTATTTTACACAGTATAAAACCCCACCAACACTAGAAGCATTAAAGGTTTATCTCAATGAGGTGGATGTGGATCTATTGAAAACGACTGTTGTCGAAACTCTCAAAGAGATTATAAGATATGCAGACTCCACAGACCTAGACTTTACAAAAGATAAAACCTTGGAGTTTTGTAAAAACCAAAAGATCAAAGCTGCGATTCTAGAATCAGTACAGCTATTACAAGTTGGAAGGTATGATGAGATTAAGGTAGCTATTGATGAGGCGATGAAAGCTGGAACAGATCGAAATGTCGGACATGATTATATAGAGGATATTGAAGCACGGTTTGTTGAAAATGCTAGAAACACTATACCAACTCCATGGGATGTTATCAATGAGATAATGGATGGTGGATTAGGAAGTGGAGAAATGGGTGTATTCGTAGCGCCAGCAGGAATTGGTAAATCAATGGCTTTAGTTAATATAGCAGCAGGTGCTGTTAAGGCAGGACTTACTGTTATATATTATAGTCTTGAGCTTTCTGAGACATATGTAGGTGCTAGATTTGACTCACACTACACTGGTATTCCAAATCAAGATTTAAAATTCCATCAAGAGGAGGTAATTAAAAAGGTAGAAAGTATTAAAGGTAGGTTGATTATAAAATACTATCCAACCAAAACTGCTACAGTTCCAATGCTCGCTGCTCATTTGGATAAGTGTACAATGCAGGGATTTAAACCAGATTTAGTTATTGTAGATTATGCCGATCTACTAAGAGACACTACATCAAAAGGTGCAGTACGAAATGATATTATGCTAGGAAACATATATGAGGATCTTAGAGGTATGGCTGGAACTTATCAAATTCCAGTATATACGGCGTCTCAGGCCAATAGGTGCCATGTTATAACAGATACAGTTGAAACTCCTAATGGTGTTGTGCAGATGGGTGCATTAAAGGTCGGTGATCAAGTATTAACACACAAAGGGTTTCGCAAAGTAACAAACGTATTTCCAACAGAAAGGCAGGCGGTGTATAAAATAACAACGAAGTCAGGTAAAGAGATCACTGTATCTGCAAATCACGACTTACCAGTAGTGTATGGTAAGTGTAAGTCAATCGAAACAGGGCTAAGGGTGGGAGATAGATTATTTACTAAAAAAACAAAAAAGAACAACTTTCTGTGATGCAGTGCAGGAGGCTGAGGATGAAGAAAATACTAGTAAATGTATAAAAATTATATATGAAAAATCATAAATTAAAGCAATCTGATTTCACATTAGATGAAATAAAATCCATCGAACTAATAGGAGACCAGGACACAGTAGATATCACAGTAGAGGATACACATATGTTCTTTGCGAATGATATATACTCTCACAACTCCGCGCTCGAAGATGATATAATCGAAGCAGATAAGATTGCAGAATCGTACGCCAAAGTAATGGTTGCAGATTTTGTTGTATCTTTATCTCGAAAAATGGCTGATAAGATTAGTGGAACTGGACGCTGGCATATTATCAAAAATAGATTTGGACCAGATGGATTAACATTTCCAAGCAAGATGAATATGGCGGTATCCAAGATAGACATTTACGCAGAGAATACACTATTAGGTAGAGAAGCTAAAGGGCTTATGCAAAACGACTCAGAAGTTGTTAGAAAAGCCTTAGCAAATAAATTCTCAGAATTAAACAGTTTTACAACATAATATCGTAGTTATTTTAACCAAAAAATAGCTTTTGGTGATATGTATAAGTACACCCCCTTTATAAACTTTTAAAAAATTAATATACAATGACACTTTCGAATGAAATCTTAAGCGATATTACCGTCTTCATGAAATACGCCAAGTACCTTCCAGACTTGGAAAGACGAGAAACATGGCATGAATTAGTTACCCGCAACAAACAAATGCATATTAAGAAGTACCCAGAACTTATTGATGAAATTTCAAATGCATACCAAATGGTATATGACAAAAAAGTATTGCCATCGATGCGAAGTTTGCAGTTTGCAGGTAAACCAATCGAGATTTCACCAAACCGCATTTTTAACTGTGCGTACCTACCAATCGATGATTATAGATCGTTTGGTGAGACAATGTTTTTGTTATTAGGTGGAACGGGCGTTGGTTATTCTGTACAAAAACACCATGTAGACAAGCTACCAGATATTAGAAAACCCAATCCAAAGAAAAAGCGTCGTTATTTGGTTGCAGACTCTATTGAAGGATGGGCAGACTCTATAAAGGTATTAATCAAGTCATATACTACAGGAGCAACTTGTATTAATTTTGATTTCTCAGACATAAGACAAAAAGGTGCAAGATTAGTTACATCAGGAGGTAAAGCTCCAGGCCCTCAACCACTAAAGGAGTGTTTAGTGAAGCTACAAGGTATTTTAGATGCAAAAGAAGATGGAGATAGGTTAACTCCAATCGAAGTGCATGATATGATTTGTCATATAGCAGATGCAGTTTTAGCTGGAGGTATTCGTAGAGCAGCTTTAATCAGTTTATTTAGTGCAGATGATAATGAAATGATTTCTTGCAAAGCAGGAAGTTGGTGGGAAACGAATCCACAACGAGGAAGAGCTAATAACTCTGCTGTATTAATGCGACATAAACTCACAAAAGAATTCTTCATGGATATTTGGAAACGAGTGGAATTATCAGGAGCCGGAGAACCAGGAATTTATTTAACAAACGATAAAGATTGGGGAACTAATCCATCACTAAGAAAGGGTACTAGGGTTTGGACAACAGAGGGTGTTATTCCGATCGAGGAGTTGGAGGATAAGACATTCTCTA